TTATGTTTTTAATACTGTTAGGGTTTCACACTCAGTGCTTACAAAGTCGTCAACTTTTGCTACACTTACGTTTACGGACTGCAACATGTCAGTTAGGCTCTGTACTGTGTATTCTGATAAATTCTGAAATTGTTCTGCCAATATAGGTTCCGCAGGCTCATTTGAATACATAACCGACCAGTTTGCCTGTTGTTCCCCTGGTATCGTTACGTGCGGCGCAAACTTATCGTCATGCATCAACTCAATCATACTTATCTTACCATTCTCACCTACACCTACTATATGCGCTCGTAATTGTAAGGCTGGTTTGAACAGTAACCTACTTTGTAAAAACTTACGTATTAACTTCGCTATACCCTGTGCATTAGCATGAGCGTTTGCAGATTGATTTATGTGTTCCTCTAAGATTACCATTTCGGACAAGTCACCTGTTAGTCCATATACTACCTTTTTGTTATGCTTATATATCTTTTTAACACCACCCATTTTCTGGCAGGTATTATTCGCATTGACCGCCCGCAGGTCACCACTGATTACCGCTACGTGATTCATTACTACTGACATAACCAGTGACATCAATAATTACCTCCTATATGTGATCTAATAAATAAACGTGTTATTAACTGTGCTTCAATTCGTCCTCTTTCATTTGGTAGCAATGTTACTTCATGTTTTCCTCTGGTGATTTTTCCATTCGAATCTTTTTCAATGTAATCAATCAAATTAATCCTATCGCCATTTGTCCCTGAGAAATTAACTAAATTCCCGTCTACTCTGATTTCTACATCCGTTGGTTTGTCTTCTAATAAAAAGATCCCATGAATTATTTCGTGCACGTGATTAGGTAGTTCAATTTCATGCGTATGGTTTGGGAGATCAATGTCGTGTGTATGTGCTGGTATAGAGACAGAGTGCACATGATTAGGCACATTAAACGAATGGCTATGTGCTGGGACACTAACACTATGCGCATGATCAAACCTTCCGTCACCCGATATGTTGACAAGGTGGGTATGTTCTGACTGAGAATCACTGGAAGGTCCAGAAGATATTTGAAGCACTTCTTTAGGGAATATCTTCGTTGTACTTGTGACTGTCGTGCTACCCCCACTTTCCGTTGATTTACTGGTACCCCCACCGCTGCTTGATGTTTGGGTAGAAGCTCCACCGCTACTTGTACTTTTTACAGTTCCACCACCACCGCCTGTAGATTTTACAATTGACCCCCCACCTGCAGTAGCTTTGGAATACCCACGAAACTTTCGCATCCTTTTCTTAATAGCCAATTCTTCTTCAATAGTTAACAATGTTGCTCCCATTTATAAACTTCCTTTCTTTATCTCGGCATCCTCATAGCCCGATGCAAATTTCGTGCCTGTTTTTCAGATACATGGGGTTCTACTAGCGCGCCAACTAACCGCCCATCCATACTTATTTCTGTATGGCTTCCTTCTCTTGTAATACTAATCAGTTCGGATAATAATGCAGCTACTCGATCATTTTTATCAAGGTTACTATTGTTTGAGCTACTTTGTCCCATATCAATCATCCGCATTAAGTTAGCTTGCTGTCCTTCAGTTAATACCATTTCATTTCTTAAGAGTCTTACGTCTATTTCATTATGCATAGGCATATTTTCTAGCTGTGAAGCAAGGCCGCCATTATGCAGCTTAGGCATTTTATCTTGCAGGGATTCTACGCCTACAAGTCCACCTTGATGTCGTAAAAGACCATGATTTCTTACAGCCCCCGCACCTGTCCGATTGTAACTTAATGAAATTTGTTTATGAACAGACCTAGCAAGTTCCCTATTCAAATCACGAGCATCACCTAAATCATAACCATGTACTGAAAATAATTTCTCAATTTCTCTACCTAGTTCACTGTTAAATACTTCCGTATTACCAGTAATATCTTCAATTTCGCTGTAGACACCGCCCAAGCTTTCTATCTTATCTTCAATTGCCTGTTTCGCCTGTCGATACTCTTCTGTATTTTTGTGTGCAGCACCGTAGTTTTCCTCGAGCTGCCTTTTCTCTTCTACAAGTCGCTCTGCTTCTTCCTTTATAATTTCAAGGCCCTGTCCTTTTTCATAGGTTAATCCTCCCTGTTTTAGTAACACTTCGGCAATTCGTTCATTTACGATATTAAGTTGTTCTAATTCTTCTTCACCCAATTCCTTTTTATTACGGGCTTCTTCAACTTGATTACGTAGATCATCAAGCGTATCTGAAATAGTACCACGCTGTATAGACAGTAAAGTTGCTCTTTCCCTGTCCAGATCCCACTGTTCCTCTGAAGTGAGAATACCTTCACTAAATTTATTGTTAATTTCTTTAACCCGAGCGTCAATTTCTTCAGTAGTTAAGCTTCTATTCTCAATCGCAAAGTTTATTTCATCCTCTAGTCGTGCTAAGTCTTTTTGAGCGTCTGCTATGTCTTGACGTGCCTTTGCTTCATTTTCGAGCGCAATAACTCGCTCTGCTTCCAGTTCAATTAAAGCCATATCATGTAAAGCATTTATATAGTCGTGAACTGCATCAGTAGAGTCAACAATAGCGTTTCCTTTTTCTGAAAATGTCTTTTCCACTTGAGGGGCTTGTTCAATAATATTGTCATTCGCTTCAATTAGTTCATTGATTTCTTTTTTACTTAGACCGCTCTTACCAGCTAACTCTTCATATGCTTTCTCCAAATCCTTTATCTTTTCTGGATCCGTTTCATTTTCCAGTCTTTTTTGAATATCCAGCAGTTTTCCAAATTCATCTTTTGTTAATCTGCTCTTTGTTTCCAGTTCTTCAAATCGCTCTACGTTTGCTTCCAGGGAATCCGCTTGATCCATTAAAGCGTCAGCGTTTTCAAGGTTTACTTCTCTGTTTGCAGCCATTTTTACGTTAAGCCCTGCTACAAGTCCAGTTAAAGCAGAAACGCCCACAATGGCCCATCCCGCAGGGCCTAGTGCAAGCATTAACCCACGAAAGGAAAGAACTAGTTTTCCAATCGTAGAAGCTGCTAGTGCTATTCCTGAAGCTGTTCCAACAAACGTTACCCCTGCTTTCAATGTAGATGCGTCCACTTCAGAGATTGCCTTTACTACGTCTGTACCTTTTTCTACAATATCAGTAAACAATGGGAGAAACTCATTCCCTAATTTAATTCCGGCTTCTTCGACTACAGATTGGAATTCTTTAAAGGATCCAATCAATGAATCGTTTTGTATATCTGCTACTCGTTCAGCTGTTCCTGCAGAGTTTTCTAATTCTGTAGTATAATCCTGAAGACCTTCCTCCCCAACATTGAGTAAAGCAAGGAAACCTGATGTAGCTTCAGTCCCCACCAACTGAGCCGCAGCCTGTGTCTTCTGTGCATCTGTCATACCGTCCATTTTGTCAGAAACATGCCCCATTAATTCAGGTAATGGTTTCATATTTCCTTCTGAGTCGTTTATTTCAATATTTAATTCTTCCATGGCTTTTGTTGTTTGTCCTGTTGGATTTGCCAGGCTAAGTAACATAGCTCTGAGTGCCGTACCCGCAGAACTTGAGCTTATTCCGACGTTTCCGAGCTCCCCAATCGCCGCAGAAGTGCTTTCCAGTGATAAACCTAAACTTGAAGCGACCGGGCCTATAATCTTCATTGCTTCTCCGAGTTTTGGTATATCTGTATTCGCTGTATTTGATGTTTTTACGAGTACATCTACTGCACCCTCAACATCTTCTGCAGCAATACCAAACCCTGACATGATATTTGTAACAATATCTGAACTGGTTCCAAGGTCAATTTGTGCAGCTGCAGCTGTGTTTAAAATTGCAGGAAGGGCAGTTATTTGTTGTTCTACATCAAAGCCTGCCATAGCCATATACTGTAAAGCTGCCGCACTTTCTGAGGCCGAAAACACAGTTGTCGAACCGGCCTCACGTGCGGCGGCCTCAAGTCTTTTCATATCCTCCTCTGACGCATTACTAACTGCTTGTACACGTTTCATACTTGATTCAAAGTCAGCTGAAACTTTCACACTCGCGCCTAGTCCAGCTACAATAGCAGCTCCCATAACTGCAGATCCTTTTTGCACAGCGTCGAAATCTTCACCCATTTGTTTTGCCGAGAAGCCGGTTTTCTCCATCTGTTTTCGGGATTCGTCCATCTTTCGTTTGAATTCATCATTTTTGAGCGTTAATTTAGCCCTAATTTCCCCGACATCTGCCATTATACTTTCACACCCTTGTTTCGAAACACTAACCTAGCAAGCTGTTTAACCTTATTCGTGATAGCTGGATCCATATGCTCAATGTAGATTCCTAGTTCTTCATTCGTCATTCCGTATTCATCCATGAGTTTTATGGCTTTATCTAGTTTTTTGTAATTTTCCTTATCTGGTAGTATACCTTCAACGAACATTTCAGCGATAGCTGCCATTGTTCCAGTAATAAAAGCCTTATCGTCTATTTCCTGTTGTGTTATTTCTTCCATGATTTCTTCTCGAGTTTTTTCATTCACGCTCATTTTTTAACTACCTCCTTAAATTAAAAAAGGCCACCATTTGAAGGCAGCCTTTTATCTGTTATTTATAATTTCTTCGAGTAATACCTTTTAATCTTGCGGCAGCTTTCGGGTGAAAAACTCCTAGTCCTGTAAACCATTCCACACGAGTTCTAAGTGAAGGTTTCTTTTGCAATTCACCTAAATCCTTTACACTTAACCCACCATTCTGTAGTCCTGATACGTATTGTTCAGCTCCAAATTTAATAGCGTAAATAGAAGCAACTTCGTTATTCGTCCCAAGAGTTTCATTAAAGCCTATTATGTCCTCATTTTTCTCATTTGTTTCGATAATTTTGATTGGAACACCGCCATAACGGAAAACTTTTCTTCCGAATGCATCGTAATCATTTTCAGTGTACCCATCATCATTTTGAATAAGGTATTTTAAATCTCGTCTTAATTCCTTATTTAGGTAAATAACATCCGGGCCACCTTCCACCTGGTCAATTAATGCATCAAGCATAGGCAGTGTTAGGTTCATACCATTTGCTCCCACTTGAATTACCTGATCATCTACCAGGCGTTTTTTTAAACCGTCAAAACCTAAAGGAGTTACATCAACATCCCCATTAAAGAAGTGGTCAGTATAGGATAATGCTGCTGATTTTATTTTCATAGCGTCCTGCGCTGCTCTGACCTGATTTCCGTTTGTTTGTACTAGGAATCTGTCTGTATCAAGATCTCCACCCATAATAATTAGGCTTTCAGACAATTGATTAATTACCCCTGTACTTTCTTCGTATGCTTCGTTTACTCCACGGAAACCTACCCCTGGAAGTGTTTCTTCTTGATTATACGCATAGGCATTTCCCTCAATATTCATAAACGGTAGCATTTCGAGCACAGCACTGTTTCGTGCATATGTTTCAATTACTCCTCGTTGTAATGTGTCTGTTGCTAATTTAGCTGCTTCTGGTAATGTTAAACTCATTTTTCATTTCCCCTTTTTCTAATTTTATTTTTTATTTTTTGTTGCTTCGTTATACTTCTTTGCTGCATTGCCTTGATCCGGTTCAACTTCCCCTGTTAAATTGTATAAAGCAATTGATCCTGGAAGATTACCGTTTTTAACTGCTGTTAACTGATCGCTTTTAGTGATACCTCGTTTACGTGAGCCAGTATGTTCATAGCCAAATAGTTCATAATCAAGATCTAACCACTCGTAACCAAATCGGTACATTTTTTCATACTTATCAGTAACCTCACCAGCTGCACCCAAGAATCTATTATGGATATGATCTGCTTCCCTGTTCAACTTACCTAATTCATATAAGTATTTCAGATACTCAGCAACGAAAGGTGTAATCCCATCAAGTTTTTTCTCTACCTCTTTACGTAAGACGTCCATTTCTCGTTTATATCCCTTTTCTAAATCTTCCATATGTTTTTTTAGTAAGCCAGGCTTTTTGCTTTCTGTTACAGATATTCTCAAATCCAGCTGCTTTATTTCCTGTTGTAATTTGTCTTTTTCTTTAGTAAGCCTATTTAATTCTACTTTATCAATTGCATCCCCTGTAACTGCTTCTGTAATAATCAATGCTTCTGATTCTTTTACCACCCGATCCAGTTCGAATTCCGCATCTCGTTTCGCTTTTTTCAGCTTTGCTAATTGCTTTACGATTTTTGACGACTGATCCGTAAATAAATCCAATTCTTTAAATTTGTTTTTCATAGTTTTTTCCTCTTTTCTCATATTTTTTAAAAAGCAAAATTTCTTTAAAATTTTATAGTTTTGAGACATTTTTTCTCATAAAAAACAGACCATTTCTCAGGTCTATTTTGTAGAATAAATATAAAATTTTTTATTGTTACTTTTACGACAAAAAAGCCATGTCACACCCACTTGACACTCGGGCATAAAATGACTTACGAAATTCGTGTTTTTTATTCGATTTTCAAGCCTTATTTTGATATTTGGGTTTCAGAGGCAGCAGTTTCCAGTAGGGGAATGGGGCGCTCCCCTACACTACCCCCTACCTCGAACCTCGCCTTTCGCCCCTCGCATGTCGTGTATATTTATTCATTAAAGTGTTAAGTTTACATAATCAATATAATCGGAACCTGTCTTTCAAACGTTGATTTAACAATGTTTCTAGAGACCTCAATCACAGACTTAAATGTATAAAAAATGAAACGTTGATTTGATAGGCTTTTGACGAGGTGCGAAACCAGCGCTTCCTGCATAAACAGTGCATAAGACAGGCAGCATAGTATAACGTCATACGAGCCTATAAGCCTGAAAGATATAGGCGCACGTCCACCAGAAGGTTGCAGTGGGTGTTTTAACCTTAGTACAGTGTAGCGTTGTTACATTGTTTTACTAACTTATACCCTTGTTTTTATAGTCATTTATACGGGCATGTGCGTCCCCTATATTTGTAAGGGACTGGCTATCACTGTTAGCCATAAGCTTCTCTTCTATACTTAGCCCTGGTGTAGGTAACAGGTCATTCAGCTGCAGTAATAGTTTAAGAGCTTCAGCATTATGGCCTTCCACTGCAGACTGTACCATTGCCTCCATCATCTCAGGTAATCTATGCAACGTAGTACGCCTCATTCTCCGATTAACTTCAGTTTGAAATAGAGGATCTTGTCTCCATGAATACAATGACTTTCTTGTTACGCCTGCTTTTTTAGCTATTTCCCCATAAGATAACCCGCCCTTATCAGGAAGTGCTAAATAATTAATAGCGATATAGTGTTCAGTACCTAACCATTTCATAGCCACAAATCAATCACCTACCTTTATTAAATAAAAAAGGCAAAGTGCGATATACACTTTACCTAGAGTTGGCACTTACATTGCCTTGGGTACAAACTACCCATCTTATACTAAGAATACTGTTGTTGCGGGCTTTTGTCAAGTTTTCGTAGGTACTTTTAGCATTTATTTTAATCCTCTTTTAGTATCGTTTCCAGTAATGATTTTGTACCAATCTTTTCACCGTTAATATGCGTATATATATGTTCGACTGCAGAATCACAGTAAGCGTAATACTGAGAAGAAGATAGCTTTAACATATCGAGTATCTTATAACGCGGTACCTTTAGGATCCATCTGCCCCGGCAACATGCCCTTTCCATTTTAGGCATTTGCTCGAGTGCCTGGTCAATCATAATTTTATTCATTTGGCCCCCAGATATTCCATCCTTACTTCTAGGGGATTTTGTTACTTTTTCTTCCCATCTATAATCTTGCCCCTGATGTTTATGATAATACTTAAGCATGTTACGTACACCAATTCTTGATACATAATCTTCTACATAAATTCGTTTACTCATGTTAGTCACGTCCTAAAAAGTAGTTAAATTGTAAGTAAAATCTATCAAACTTAATACTTGTAATATAGGTAGCTTAAAGCCTTGATACTATAAGGTTTTACAGGGACGTTTAATCCCCCTAAGTCTATTAGTAGTAACTACCAATCTACTAGGGATTAAACGTCCCTGTTTATTGATTTTCTAAAGTCCATCCCATACTTATAATTTCTTGTCGCTGCTGTTCTTTTTTCACCTGTTTAATGACCTCCCTCATTCTTTCTTTTTGCTTCCCTCGAAATGCTTCTTTCTCGATTAAATTTTCCATAGCATGTATTATTTCCTTCCATTCCAGTTCATGTTTTTCCGCTAATCCGTAAATTGTTTTAACGCCCGTCCTTTTTTGTCTCACCCCATTGCTTTTACGTGTTTCGATATTCACCATTCGCTCAACGCTTTTCACTTCCTTCACACTAACTCTGTGTTTTTTAGCGATTTTTTCAACTTCTTCTTTATAGTCATCATTCGAAATGAACTCTGATATATTAAGTAAGCTGGATAATATCTTCCAGGTCTTTGTTTTCAATCCGTAAATATACATATAGGCATAATCCATCATGTAGCGTATATCGTTTTTCAAACTATGTGTATCTGCTTTTCTATTTACGTTCATTACAGCTATTTTGCAGGATCTGTACCCTAGAATTTCGTAAAGCCCCTTTATACACGCTGCGTGCATTGGTAGTACTTCATTTTCAAACTGTTCAATTATGATCGACTTTCCAAGTTCATAAGCTTCATATACTTCATCTGTAAATTTATCCTTAATACCTTCCTTCTTCTCCTGGTCAGACAGCTTTGTTTCTTCAATCGCTTCCTGTGTTTCCTGCTGCGTAGTTGAAAAATCAATTGCTGCAAGAAACCCTGTATCAATATTTTTATCAATATCAAACTCTAAAGATATAGGAAGCCCTAAAACGTCAGATACAGCCTTCATAAACGCTTTTCTATATAAACGGTAGTAACTCTCTCTATCTCTCACTGTCTTGTGTCTGACGTGTGTATAATCAATCTGCAGGTCTGTTTCCTCTTTAAGAAAGACTCCCCTCTCTTTTTCAATAATCCCCTCTAGGAACTTCTCTGGACTTTCTGAGATAAATTCTTTTGTTTCTTTAACAAGCTCTTCGGATCTCTTTAATCTGTAGGAAAAAGCACCTTCAAGGAAATAACTCTTTTTTGCTTTTTCCTCAGACTTTGACTCCTGGGTATAAATTCCATGAAACAGGTATGGCCTTCTAAATCTATTACTCATTTGTCTTATGGTACTGATATTAAATAAATCTGATGTATTTGTAGCTACTGTTATGACTCCCCAGTTTGGGCTATCATTCAGGATATTAATTCCATCTGCAATAACAGTGGTAGACAATATTACCTGTACATCCTCGTTTACAGTCTCTTGTTCTACCAGCTGCTTGTACATCCCTTTATCTTTATTGTCTGAGGTTAGACTTACTGCCTTGATCTTATTTTTATTTAAGACTGACTCGATCTCTTTTATTGCTTTTTTAGATTGAATAAACACAAGCAGCCTTGCATCTGCTAACAAAACATAGGCTTTTATCAGCTGGATCAAATAGGGCATTTCGTTTTTTCGGTCTTTGTAAGTAAAAACTCGGAAACTCTTTGCTGGTGAAGCTTGATTGTTCTTCTTAAATTCTATAACCTTATCAAACTGATTTTTGTATACCTCGTCAGGCGTTCCTGATAGCCCGATATAGGAAACTACTTCAAACTCCTTACTTACACCCTCTAGGCTTCTTACAGCTAAATAACGGTAGCCTTTGTTGTAATCCGTAACAAACTTGTGTATCTCGTCTACTGTTATAGAAAATCGAAAATGATTATATTCATTTCTTAAAAATTTCACTATCCTACTTGTCATGTCATAAGTGGAAACAACGACTCGATTTCCTTTTTCTGTGTAATTATGAAGTGTGCCTTTTGATTTAAACATGGTACGATCTCCACTTTTAACAGGGAGCAGATTATGTTTTTTCGCTAACTGATCTACCAGGGCAATTGTAGGAACTGCTAAAATAAAGAAATTCGACTCACTAACGTCTTCAGCTGCTAGTTCTTTCATCGCATTAATAAAGGCTGTTGTCTTCCCGCTTCCAGTAGGACTATCAACTAAAAGCTTTTCGTTACGATCAAGTAGTTGCTTTGCGTCATTCTTACTTACAAAATCAGTAATATTTATCGTTTCATGTTCATAGACTGGATCTATAGGTTGTTCATTTGTATATGCATGTTTGAATTTAAAGCCTTTCTTCTTTGCGTACTCGATAAATGAGGCTATCGTTGCTTCTCCATTTGCGCTCATTCTGTCCCAGTAGTTATAAGGCTGTTCTCCACCTGAGATAATATTAAATAGGTCAAAGCCTTCATCATCTGTTAACTGTCCGATATCTGCAGCATATTTAAGCCCGTAGGTAAGTCGTAACCATTCTTCCGTAACTCCTGCCCCTGAGGGCAAGTGTCCAATTGTTTCAGCTGCTTCTTTTAGAACTTCAAAAGGTGGCAAAACTTGGTTCTCAACTTCCTTATATCTTTCCTTTAAGGCTGCTTCACGCTGCTTTATTTTTTCACGTACCTTGATTAATAGTTCTTGAGTATTCAGTTTTATAGGGCTACCATGAACAAAGTACTTATGTTTTCCCCAGTGGCCACCACGGACAGGCATATGTACGTTTTTAGCTTGGCTATCTACCCCGGCAATTCCTTGCTGCCTTAAATCTGCCATTACACAATTTATGATTCCCTGCAGCTCTTTTTGATTAGTAACTCGTTGATCCAGCTGGTAAAGCAGTCTGTACCGATTTCCGGTTATCCCATGATTAAATGTGTAGAACATCCCCACAGCTTTTCCTTTTTGCGCTTCAAATACCTTAACCGGATCCGTTTCATACTTCTTATCATCAATATCAATTGCAAAAATATCTGAGGAAACAAACTTTATATCTTTATCTTTAGCATTTGGTCCGTTACTAATTATGTCTATATCCGATAAAATTATATTGTGACCCTGGCTAAACTTTTCTACTATCTCCCTTATACTGAGGGTTGATTTTACGAGGTTTAATTTAAAATCATTTACTGATACACCTGAAGGAGTTCTTTCAAATTGCCCTGGAGCTCGTCCCCCATCTACCAATACAACGTGTTTCGCCAATAAAGCTGTTGTCATAGGGCATCACAACGCTTATCATTACCCCTATAATGTGTTATAATAGAGGTATCAAATTCATTGAAATGTTCTAATTGTTTTCGTCTTCCTGGGGTGAGGGAAGGCGATTTTTCTTTTTTATTTGTCGTAAACATAAGCTGCCTTCCCTTCCCTTAAACCAGTAAAGTACATAAATATGGCCTCCCTATGATAATCAGTGATTCCTGAATAAAATGGGGAGGCCGATTCTGACTCTTATGTTCAGAGCATAACCTTAGCAAGAAGTCTGATTCTCACACCCAGCACCCGTATAGCTGCTGGTTCCCGTTGTTTTTATTTGTGGACGAACAATTCTAAAACGCCCTATTTTGTGTTATAATTTATTTACAGTCTATGAGGCGTAAGGATTACTGGGTGGTTCTCCTTACGCCTTTTTCTCTTTCAGTAGTTCAATTAACATTTCTTTGAACAGCTGCTCTTTCTTCTTCTGTTTTGTCATACGAATATCTCCTTTTTCATGAATTTATTAAACAAAAACACGTAAATGCAATTGTTGCTGCAAAAAATACTGGAAAGAAAACACTAGGATTTGTCAGTTTCTTTTTCATTACTAACACCTTCTTTTACAATCTTCGAAAATAAGCTAGTTGCTATCTTATCCGTTGTTTTGTAATGCGCAGTAAGCCCGGTAACTGCGTAATGGATCAAATCATCTAACATTCGTATTTTCCTGTGAAAATCCCCGAATTCCATGTCTACTGAAGCGGCATCCATGTCCTCTCTTAAAAACTGCATTTCTTTTTTAATATCGTTTAACGCCTCAACTTTTAAATCAATACTCCCTAGAGATCCATCTAAATCATGAACCATAGTTCGTACTGTTTTTTCTGGTGCAGTATCTATATGAAAAAGATACTTAACATCAGATTTAGGGAAAAAGGTTTTTTGTATTTTAAGTGCTTCACCGAAAGTAAATTCACTTCCAGACCGTTTGATTTTATTACTAACCTCTGAAGCTGGGATCCCAAGTCTCCCTGCAAAGTCTTCTGTTACAAATTTTTTTACTGCCATTTCGTGAATTAAATTTTTGTACATATTTTACTCTCCCCTATATTCAATATTCATTGCTACCTCTTCTAAGTTTTCACTTGAAATCTTACTAATCTCTTCTTGGCACTTTTTAATATCAAGCAGTTCATTATGAAGCAAGGTGTAGATAGCATATAACTGTTTTTGAACATCTCCCTCTTGCACTCGCTTTCCCATTTCTTCAGGGTGCGCGTGCATATCTTCTATTAGATCGCCAAAGAAAATCATCTGTCCGTCAATCGTATTTAAACCACCCGAAACTTCATATGCCTGATTATTAATTTCATTTAGTTTTCTTTGCATTGTAGTAACCCCCTATTTTTATTATTCGCCTTCTATTTCCTTACACGCTTTCAATATAGAATTGGCAAAGGCTTTTGCATCTTCAACATGACATGTAATTCCAGCATCTAGTTCATGACCATGTTCTCCCCATTGCCCCATTTCAAAGTAAACTGCATCTGTTTTATCTTTTCCATCTTCTGCATTTTCATAATGTGGCTGTACTTCCAAATACCAAACTGTATTTTCTACTGGTGATCTTTCTTGGATTCTAAAGTTTTTCATTATTAACCTCTCCCTTATCGGTTTCTTTTACAAGCATCTGTCCACGCATAATTTATTTTTATTCCCACTCATCCGTAATTTCTTGAATCACTTTTGCACTGGCTTCAAAGGGCCATATTCTTTTGCCTTTTGATTTACGTCTTTCAAGCAACTTCATCCGTGAATCATGAAGTATTTCATTCTCGAGGAAGCTTTTCGACATTGTAGTACGTTTGGCCATTTCGTTTATATCCCAGTAAAGCAATGTTTCATTGAGCATTTTATCCAGCTTTTCATTGATATAAGCCCTTACCTGCTCCTGGTCAACATCAACATTTATGTTAGCTAACATTTTTAATCCTCCCCGCAGCATTATAAATGCTGTTAATTATTAAAAAAAATATAGTTAACGTTAATATAAGGATATTTACTTTTTGTTTTATCAATAAAATTCCTAGTCGCTTTAACGTAACCTCTTTCCACCTTCTCATACATAGACAATGAAACGCCTATAGATTGCGCCATTTCATACTGAGTAAATCCTTTTGATTTTCGTAAATCTCTTAAAGGCTGCTGCTTTGATAACACGTTCACCCCCTCACCTCCTTATCAATGGGATTGACTATATCACACAACAGCATTTATAATGATGTCAAGCACTTATAGTGCGGATTTTTATTGTATATCCTCTCATCTAATGTTTTAATATAGGTAAAGCATAAAGAGTAGGTGGAGGAATGAGCGATCTAGGAATAGAGATTAAACGTACACGTAAATCAAAAAGAATTACACAAAAACAACTTGCTGAAAGATTAAATGTAGCTGAAAGTACAGTCCGCATGTGGGAGTTGGGTAAAAATAAGCCTTCTGTAGAAACTATCGCACAAATAGCAAACATATTAGAAGTTGACTTTTTATATTTAGCGTATCTTGCAGGGATAAACCTAATAAAAACAGAAACTGACAAAGAAATCAGTGACCTTTTAAAATCAAAAGAAAACCTCCTTGCAGCATACAAGGACTTTGAATTAAATAAAGATTATTTTGATCTGCACGAATTGCTTTCAATAGATAACCACCTTCATTACAAGGACAAGCTACTTACGAAAGAAGAAAAGGAAAAACTACTTACGATTATCGAAACTGTATTGGGCTAACAATTGGCGCGTGCGTGTGAGGGATAACATAGAGTGCTCTTGATGATAGTTGTTGCCATGTGGTAACAATACGCACGTACGTGCGAGGAATAACTTAGTAAGGAGATCTATTAATGACATTACCAATTGATATGGAAATTCTCCAAAAACGAGAAGAGATACCAGTTAAATTAGCCGAACTGTCATACACCAATCCGGAAAAATCATTAGAACTACTTAGAAAGTGGGGAGAAAAAAGAACACCGATCACTCCCTTACATGAAGAAATACGAAAAGCTTTGAAATAAATCCAGGAATAACTTTAAGGAGGTGCTGCCGAACAAAAATACAAAGAAACATAGTTAAACCCCTAACAGCGTCTGTCCACGCAACGAAAGGGACAAATAACTATGAAATTGTATAAAACAAAGAAGGATCCAGAACTGTTCTATTACTACAATGCAAAAAACGCAAAAATGTGGTTGTTCAGGCATAAATACTATGACAGTTTAGGTAAACGTAAGGAAAAATATAAACAAGGATTTGAGAAGGAAAATGAAGCGTATAGGGCGCTTTTAGAGGTAAAGACAAACATCCTTAATGGAAATGTCAAACAAGTCTCTAATGCTAATTTAACTATATCTGAATGGCTTGATATATGGTACGAAATTCATAAAGGCGACTGGAAGGTATCTTCTCAAATGCAAAGAAAAGGCGCAATTAAATATCAAATGAAGCCATTGCTGGGGAAATATAAATTATCAGATCTTGATAAGACCACTTACAAAAGAGTGTATATCAATGAATTGTTAAAAAAGAAGTATAAACCTAGCTCGGTTCATATGTTCCATAAATTATTTCAAATTGCCATTAATGCAGCAGTTGACGATGAGATTATCCCACGAAACAGATTCAACAAGATTGTCATTGAACAGGAAGATCAAGCGGATAACTTTTTAACAGCTGAAGAATTAAATATATTTTTAAACGCTGCAAAGTCATCAGTAACCCTAACGAACTACAGTTTAATCCTCACCCTAGCATATACGGGGTTACGTAGGGGGGAAGCTTTAGGTCTAACCTGGGATAATATAGGCTTTGAAGGCAATACATTAACTGTTGAGCGTACCAGGGATAAAAAAGGGGTACGATCTCCAAAAACAAAAAGAAGTTATCGAAAAATCATAATTGATGATGCATTGGTAAAACAATTAGAGGTTTATAAGAAGTGGTGTAAAAAAACTTTGCTTTCTTTTGGGAAGCATTTAAAAGATGATGACTACATTTTTATATCGTCTCGATCAGGTGAACCAGTAACTGAAAATGCTATAAATTATAGTTTTAAAGTGATTCTCAAAAAAACTAAATTAAAGAAGATCACACCGCATGGATTAAGACATACACATGCAACAATATTAATAGGCCAGCGAATACCAGTAAAAGTTATCGCTGACCGCTTAGGTAATACTCCTAATATGATTTTAGAGATTTACAGTCATTCTTTCAAGGAATTAGAAGAAGAATCTGTAACTGCATTTGGTGAAAGTTTAAGAATCGCTGGGGGAATTAAGTAG